GTCAGTGACGCGCTTGTGTCATGTTCGTGCGGAGACTCGCAGTAGAGCTGATGCTCGTCGCACAACCGCGTGCGAATCTCGGTCCTCCCCACCTACTGACCGAACACGTCACTGACGGGACGGAAAGCTGGGGGGAAGTAGAACCAAGCGACCTGACCTCTGACATTGTCAAGGACAGGTTAAGGGCTATCTACTTAAAAGGTAAGATGCTGGTTAACGTTTGTACAAACCGGATTCCGGTTGTCATTCGAGGTCGGCACGGCCGTACCACCGCAAACCTTACCTTTAAGGCTGCGCTTGCACATGGGAAGAAAACTGCACGGCAGTGGTTCTCCAAGGCAGTCGGACCGTCTACGGACGACTTTGGTAAGCCTATTGGGCTTAACCAGGCCGGACGCACACGGTTACGATCGGACCTGGGACGCGGGCTAATCTCACGGAGGGAAGCCACGTTCCTGGGAATCCAGTCGGCCCTTGTAGTAGCGACTCGGTTCGCCGTATTGCGGCTTCCCGAGTGGGACGATTTTCGCCATTCGCTGTTCAAGGACTGTTATGAATGCGGTTCTATCTCCCATTTCGGAAGGATGTGGAAGAAATTTACAACCGCCATTCAGAACTCGCTTCTAGGCAACCTCTTGATGCCGCGGCCACGGGCCCAGCTTGAAGAGATTGTCGAGAAGTTTCCAACCGCAAGGCGCGTCGCAGAGCTCCTGCTCAGATTGGGAATCCCAATTCTGACCGGTCCCAAGGGGACTCGGGAGCGCCTCTGGTTGGTAGCTCACCTGACTCAATCACGTTTCCTCCCAGGGCCTTCCAGGAAGGAATGTCTGGCGTCGGTGGTCGAGCTGAAAGATCGGCTGACCGGACCAAGGCCCGACGGGACCCACTGGGTGACCTCAAGGGAACAGTTCGAGTCGGTTGAGCTTGCCTGCCAGACAGTCGGGATCGAAAACCGTGAATCACGGTATGCAAAGGATGTGACACGGTCCCATCTTTCGCTTTCGAATTCCGCCTGTTTGGAGTACACACGAAGAGAAGGTGGGAAGCTCACCATACTATGGGGAGACTTCAAGGATTTCATGGAATCCAAGATTTCCGACCACTTCAAGATCGTGTTGAAGGAAGACGAAGAGTTAACTCGTATGCAAGGATTCCTTGAGACAGTTACACAATCCGTTTCCCGATTCGCCCAAGCAAGAGCGCATCCCGATGAGGAATCTCCATTAGAGATCTACACTCGCGGACCGTTCTTGCAGCGGGCCAAGCTTTTTGAGAGGGTCCAGGCCTCCCCATTGGGAAGGGTGCCGGACGGACTCTCAAGAAGTGACCTATATTGCCTCTACAACCCGGAGCTCCCGGACGTATTTCAGGAGCATCCGCTCCTGGCCGTATACCTGCCTTCGGGATTCCCGATGGCTAGTGTGGAGGATGCATATAGGATTGCGCGACTCAACCTCGAGTTGAGGATTGATCGCAAATGTAAGGAGCAGACCGGGGTCTTCGATGCCATTGGCAACGAAGTTTGTCCCGAGCGGTATATTGATCTGCCAATTTGGCAAGCAGCATACCTGTCTGAGCCCCTTGAGGCGTCTAGCTTCCGTGAGCCTCTACCACTAGTAGACGCTGACGGAGACAAGATTTTAGATCTCCGGGCAGGAGTCGACAGCCGATTCGGCATGTTGCTTTTCCTGTGGTCGGAGATCAAGTACAGAGAGTGGGTGGCCAATGGCCGACTACCGCTTCCCGTGGATCCGGTACCAATCTCTGAACCCGGTGTTAAGGCTCGGATTGCAACCAAATCATTGATTTGGATCAACCTGTACCTTTCACCCGCCAGTCACCTCATCAAGGAAACGATGTTATCGATTCCGGGATGCAGAACTGGCTTGAAAGGCTCGGACCATGCGTGGAACTTTGAGGCGTCCTTTGGACGACATGCTAGTTCCTGGCGTGAGGTTGAAGCAATCTCTACGTCAGATCTAACCGCGGCTACCGACTGGTTAGAACACGATATCGCTGCCCGAGCCATGAAGGCGTTCCTCGCCGGACGGTTCGATGAACACCCGGCGACTGGATACCTTGATAACGCAATTGACCTGGTCTGTTCCCCTCGATTACTGATCGAGAAGCCTTCCTGTTTCAACCTCAAGGGTGGAGTCAGGAACCAGGGCATTTATAAGCGTTACCGCTCTGGTCCGACAATGTCGGTTTCCCATAGCGGAATTTCTTATCGAGGATTCGTAACGAACAGGGCAATCCTGATGGGGGAACCCCTCACCAAGATGGTCCTGTCGCTACTTAGCATTGCGGCGGAGCGCGCGGCGCGCGCGTCCGTTACAACACTGAACCCTTCGATAACCGATTACCGTAGGTCGCGACGTGTACTGCATCAGTACGCGTGCGCGGGAGACGATCACATCGGTATAGGGAGAATTGATTACCTGAAACAGATACCGCAGATTCTGCAGTTCTGGTCAGGTGAAATCTCCTGGGACAAATACTGTGTTTCGCGTTACGGAGCACACTATTGTCAGGACTTCATTATCAAGCCTGAGCCAGGACCTCGGTACGCATTACGTAGCCTGTCTAAGCTCGCCCGGCAAGGCCGGATGGCAGATAAACCGAAGTACAAACTCGATCACGTGTGGCTGCGGCTCCTCTCCGATCGTCGGAAGGTGGGCAGCGCTGTGTTCGAGGAAACGAATCCCTTTCCAGGCAAAGCAAAGGCTCTCACTGAGGCCATGAGCTGGGCTGGCTGGGATATCAACTTCAACATCAACCTGATACTCCTCCAGAAACTGGGGCTCGGTCGGTGGTTCCCGACAGAGTATCTGAAAGATGCTCGAAGTTATGTACCGCAGGCATTCGGCGGGAGAGGGTTATTGACCCTTCCCGGAATCGAACTGGTATTGCCAGACTATCTGCGCTACTGCATCGTTAATTCGGACAACGTCGCCGTTCGCATGGCGAACGGCTCGGGAGACTCGCGCAAATTGCGCGGAGTGATCCTTGACGATTCCGATAAATCGCTTAAGCGTCTGCAAGAACTCAGGGTGCGTGTGTACACGCAAGCCGAGGTCGAGGCAGACGCTGCGGCGGAGGACCTGGAACGCTTCGAAGATGTGTCAAGGACGTCACTTCAAAGCAAGATTCTCCAGGATTTTGTCGATTACGAGAAGTTCGATCTCACTGAGAAGAAAGTCGCCGTAATCGCGAAAGCATTCAATGGTCCGTCGGTCCTCAATGAGGTCCAGAAGTCCTACGAAGGTCGTATGAGATCAGTTGCGCGCGCGCAACGCCGGATCCATGTTGCTCATAACGCGGAGCTGGTGCCTGCCCCAGTGGCGCAGGTGGCACTAATGCAGCCATGGGCTGCGATTAGAAGGCTCTACGTTAGACGCACGGATCTGGACGGTCTTCTCCCAATGGGAGTCATTCCGTCCTTCACCATACCGGTTACCCATCTCGCAGGCTCAATGAGCCTTATCGAGATGGAGAGCCGAGTTTTACCCCAGCGAGACGAGATGCGGGATGTCTTGGCCCAAACTGAATTGGACTCAATGTCCCTGGTCTCGTCATGTGATGACACAAGTCTTCTCGACTATCAATGATAGTCGAGGGTCTTTTCTGCTTATCTGGCAATACCAGTTCGCAGCATCCTCTCCTACCCGGTGGGCAAAAGCCGGTGGTGCTATAAGCA